TTACCGTTAATAACGGATGGGGTGCTGGTCCTTGGTCGCCTACTACGCCAGTAGCTCTTGGCGCAAACCCATTTTCAATGTCGGCTGGTAGCAACGTTGTTACAGTAACTCAGAATGCGCACGGATATTTAACTAACGCTGGTTCTTTTGTTGTAGGGCAGCAATACAAAATTGTTTCGGTAGGGTCTACTGACTTTACCTTGATCGGCGCTTCTTCTAATGCCGTTGGAACCGTCTTTACGGCAACGGGTGTGGGTACTGGATCAGGCACGGCTTCGATTGTTTGGGTAGCGTTTTTAGGTGCTACGGCATTAAATAATACAGCCGTTACTTTTGGTTTCTCAGGAACCGTGGCTTTCCCAACAACTACTCGTGGTATTGGTTTTTATGGGCACCCAGCCGACACTATTTCAGCCAGCTTCCTTAATTCTACGTTTGAGATTACTTATGTTAACGCCAACACCTACACCATTACCATTCAAAAAACGGCAACTTACGGCATGCTTGGTGGCGGTAGTAATGTGGTTGCTTATCCTCAGTATGGCATTCGTCCTTGGGGATCTGCGGCAGATGTAGGTATTGGACAACAGTTGCGCTTATGGTCTAACGATAACTTTGGTGAAGACTTAATTATTGCCCCTCGTGGCGGTGGTATTAACTACTGGGATGCTACCGCTGGTATAACTGTACGAGCACAAGACTTAGCAACAGTTTCTACTGCACAAGGTTTTCAAGGGCAGTTTGTGCCAAATCAAACCAATCAGATTATTGGCTCGGCTATTCAGCGCTTTGTTATTGCATTTGGTGCAAACCCATACGACCCTGCTAATTCTGAAACAACTTTTGATCCGTTGCTAGTCCGCTGGTCAGACCAAGAGAACCCATATCAGTGGGTGCCTGCCGCTACAAACCAGTCTGGTGAATATCGCTTAAACATTGGCTCAACCATTATTATGGCTCGCTCAACCCGTCAGGAGATCTTGGTTTGGTCTGATGCGGCTATCTATTCTATGCAGTACCTAGGGCCACCCTACATCTGGGGCTTCCAATTGTTGCAAGACAACATCACAATCATGTCGCCTAATTCGGCTATAACGATTAATAACGTTACCTACTGGATGGGTACGGATAAGTTTTTCATGTACTCTGGTCGTGTGGAAACGTTACCATGTGCCATCTGGCAGTTTATTTTTGATGACATTAATAAAAACCAAGCCTTCCAAGTATTTGCCGGATCTAACGAAGGCTATAGTGAAGTTTGGTGGTTCTACTGCTCACAAGACAGCGATGTCGTAGACAGCTACGTTATTTACAACTACCTTGAGCGCACATGGGCTTACGGCACAATGAACCGCACCGCTTGGCTAGATTCTGGTTTACGCCAATACCCAATGGCAGCCGACGGCGTTAATAACCGCATTCTCTACCATGAAGCAGCCGTTGATGATGTATCAGGGTTAACCCCAGTACCAATTGAAGCCTATATCCAGTCTTCTGATTTTGACATTGGCGATGGGCATAACTTCGGGTTTGTATGGCGCATACTACCTGACTTGACCTTTAACGGCTCTAACGTAAACCAACCATACGTCACAATGACGGTGCGTCCACGTAGAAACTCTGGTGCGCCTTACGGCACTGCTGATAACCCCCAAGTTGCTAGCGCTCAGAACTATGCTAATCAGGGTACTTATGACGTGCAAGAGTTTGATGGGCAGGTCTATACCCGCCTACGGGCTCGCCAGATGAGCTTTAGGATTGAGTCAACTACCCTTGGTGTGGCTTGGCAGTTAGGTACTCCTCGGATTGATATTAGACCAGACGGAAGACGTTAATGGCTGTTACCCCACTTCGCCCCTCAAAAGCACCGAACCTGCTGGTTGCGCCCACAGAATATCAACAGCGCTACATAGATCAACTTAATAACGCCTTACGTCTGTACTTCAACCAGATTGATAACTTTACCCAAAACGTTACTGTGCCTCCATCTGGCACTACAGCAAACAGACCAACCGAACGGCTAGAAGTAGGACAGTACTACTTTGACACAACTATTGGAAGGCCGATATGGTACAACGGAACAAACTGGATAAACGCTGCTGGAACAGTGGTTTAAAAGACTACAACATGATAAACTTGACACCAAATAACCCCAAGGTACGCTTATGAGCTTACACAATCTAGCGCATCACGTTCGAGCAAAAGGGCGTGGCAAAGACACAATGCTTGTCCATATGACTCCACGAGAAGTTCAGGGGTTACAAGCGCTTGCTAAAGCTAAGGGTGGCACACTAACAATTAACCCAGAAACGGGTTTACCAGAAGCGGGCTTTTTAGATCAGATTCTCCCAATCGTGGCTATGGCTGCCGCTACGTACTTTACTGCTGGAGCCGCCGCTCCTGCTTTGGCTGGTACTTTAGGTACAACAGGTGCCGGTATTGTTGCTGGCGCAGGTTCTGGAGCTCTTTTTGGTGGTCTTGGCGCTGCAATGCAGGGTGGTGATGTGGGTAAAGGCGCTTTAATGGGCGGTCTTGGCGGCGCTATTACTGGTGGTATGGGTGGGTATGACAATGTGTATGGTGCTGCGGCGGCTACTCCAAATCCTGATGCTGTAGCAAATGCCCAAAATGTACAAAATTTAGCTGGGGTTGAAGCCTCTCCTAATGCTGGAATGCAACCACCAAATGCTCCCGGAACCCCCGGTGGACCCCCTACTCCAGACTTTAAACAATCATTTAGACCCGGTGTCCCAACGCCTGCCGACGATAAAGTAAACGCAGAAGCAGCAAAAACAGTTTATCAAGGTTTTGGCACAATGGGTAAAACAGCTACTCTTGCTCTACCCGGTATTGGTGGTGCAATGAGTGAAAAACCAGAAGAACTGCCCGGTGAAGAAGATCCTTACAAAAGGCAAGCTACATTAGCGTCTAATTTCCAAGGGTATACCCCACCTCAACCAAATCCATACTACAGAGCGCAATACACACGGTATGCAGCAAGTGGCGGTTTAATGGATGCATATCAGGCTGGTGGTCCTGTAGAACGTATGTCTATGATGAATACGGCTATGAACCCACAAGGCGGTTTATACCCACAGGGTATGATTGATAAAACCCAGTATGCCACTCCTATCCAGCGCCCAGTAAGCGCTGAGATGGTTTCTGAAGCTCCTGCATACGAGCGGTCTAGCCCTATGTTAATGGCTGCTGGTGGAGATACACGTAAGAAAAAGCGTGCGTCTTTGACTGCTGAACGCACAATTAATTCGCTTGACCCATACAATGCGGCTATAGCACAGCTTAATAATGCTCGTTACGGAGCAAATATGTCTGGTGTTGGGGCGTTAAATCCAGCCATGTCTTCGCTTGGAGAATTGCCAGTAGTAGCGGGTGCAAAAGGTGGTATTGCTGATTTGGGAGGGTACTCAGATGGTGGACGGATGCTTAAGGGTCCTGGTGATGGTATGTCTGATTCCATTCCTGCCACTATTGGTGGTCGGCAGCCTGCTCGTTTGGCTGATGGGGAGTTTGTGGTTCCTGCGGATGTGGTTTCTCATCTCGGTAACGGCTCTACTGACGCTGGTGCTAAGAAGTTATATGCCATGATGGACAAGATTCGCAAGGCTAGAACGGGTAAAAAGAAGCAGGCTCCAGCAGTAAATACAGGTAGGTTCATGCCCGCATGAACTTAAAGATCGTGCCTATCCCAACGCAGTTTATTAACCAGATGTGGGCTCAGGTAGAGGCGCATATTAAAAGCGCTGAAGATAAGTTTGGTGGGGCAGAGTACACAACAGAGCAAATTAAGGTATATCTAGTAACAGGGCAGTGGATGTTGCTAGTAGCGGTAGATGAGAGTGATGTTGTACATGGTGCGGCAACTATAAATTTTATCAATTACCCAAGCGATAGAGTTGCTTTTGTTACCGCAATAGGTGGAAAATTAGTAACAAGTCCAGATACATTTACGCAAATGTCCGACATATTTAAAGCCAACGGTGCAACCAAGATACAAGGGGTTGCAAAAGAAGCCATAGCTAGGCTGTGGAAGCGCTTTGGTTTTGAAGAAAAGGCTATTTTGGTGGAAGTTAAATTATGAGCATCTTAAGATCAAAACACAGCGGTTGGACCCATGAGGGTAGGCGCACTCCATTTATGGGTGGTGGCGGTGGCGGACAAGCGCCCCAACAAAATACTTCATACAACACAAACGTTCCTGAGTATGCTCGCCCGTATGTGGAGAACATGCTGGAGTCCACCCAGAAACAAATTTACACCTATAACGACCAAGGGCAACAGACTGGCTTTAGACCATACCAGCCTTATAGCAGAGACCCAAATGACTATATAGCGCCGTTTAGCCCCATTCAACAGCAAGCTCAAGCAGGTGTGGCTAACTTACGCACACCTGATCAATTTCAAGCAGCTACTGGGTTAGCAGGTGCTTCTGGTTTAGGCTCACTAGGTCTCGCTCAACAGGCTATGGGTGCTGGGCAACAATTTGCACAACAAGCTCAAGACCCAAGAGTTACGCAAAATTATATGTCACCATACATGCAAAATGTGGTGGACTATCAGAAATCACAGGCATTGCGTGACTATCAATTGGCTGCTCCAATGCGAGCTAGACAAGCCGTTGGTGCTGGTGCTTTTGGTGGTAGCCGTCAAGCAATTATGGAAGCCGAGGCAGAGCGCTCTTTAGGTAGCCAATTGCAAGGTATTGCGGCAACAGGTTCTCAGAAAGCTTTTGAAGATGCACAACGCCAGCAACAGTTTGGCGCTAACTTAGGCTTACAGGGTATTGGCGCTGGTTTACAGGGTATGGGGCAAGCCACACAAGCGGCTGGTGCTTTGGGTCAGTTAGGCGGGCAACAGCTTGGTGCACAGACAAACATATTGAACTTACAAAGCCAAGTTGGTGCACAACAACAAGCGCAAGAACAGCAGAAAATTAATCAACAAATTCAAGATTACGCTACCGAACAGCAGTATCCGTTTATGCAGCTTGGTTTAATGAACGCCATGCTTAGGGGTTTACCACTACAAAACACTACGACTCAGTCGTATCAAGCCCAGCCTAGTACTGGGCAACAGCTTTTGGGCTATGGTCTTGGCGCATTGGGCGCTTATAAAGCATTTAGTTAAGGATTTACTATGGCTATTCCTTCCGCACCCGCATCTTCGCCAGCCATGGCTGCTGGACGTGGCTCTCCTAATCCCATGCCAGCAGGGTTATCTGCGCTATT